GCCCAAACTTTCAAGAAATTTTTGGAAAGTTTTGACCGCCCCCGCCGGGTGTTGACGGGACTGGAAAAGTGTGTAGAATGTTCACAGTGGTTTAATCCAAGCCACTACTACTTACATTAGGAGATTAGATAAGATGAAAACAGAACATTCGATCTGCCCCATACTGATGCCCCAAGACACCCCGATCCCGTCGAATTGGTGGGACAATGTAGAAGGTGACATCAGCTGCCCATACGTTAATTGTGAGCGTTGTCAGCGACTCATCGAACTGATGTCGGATCAAGACTTCACGCCGTTCGAACTGTCACAGTTCTATATGGTGGGGGGACTTCGTTACGGCTGTTGCAAAAGCTGCCAGTCAGAATTACCCGACCCAAGGATCGCACCGAACTTGGAGGTAACAGCGTCACCCGTTCCGCGTAACGTGCCGATGCAAGTCCTGCCCGTTGAGCAGTCGCCATATGGTGATACTGAGACGTGGGAGCAACTGTACAACCTTGCCATGCGCAATGCCGCGTCTCACCGCGCTACTGGCGCACGGCTTGCAAAGGATAGGCGCGGTGCAAGCGCACCATTGCCCTCCTACGTCACTGGTGACGTGGCGCACGCCGCGTTTGCCGACAAGTGGATCAGGCTGGCAGAAGACCAGACTGGGGAGTGGGAGCCGGAGCCTGAGATGAGTAGACGACTCATTGGTGCTTGCACATTCGCCCAATTGGATGCCTGCGCTCGACCTGAGATTGCTGTCGCTGGCTCTGAAGCTGGCTTCCGACATCGGCAGAGGTATGGGGCTAACGAAGGCGTCGATGCCGCTGCCGAGATCGGGCGACTTGCCGATCCAGGCGCATCACTTGAGCTGGCTGAAGAGCTAGCGAGAGTGACTGCAAGCCTGTCGTCAATTGACCGTGAAACACTCGGCGTAGTGCTAGGTCTTGAGGGTTGCACCAAGCCGTGGAACATATCAAAAGCGGGTTGGGACACACGTTTAAACAGGATGCGCCAAGCATTCTATGAGGCGTGGCACTCATAGATATCGGAGCGGTGACCGTCGATAATTCGGCGGTCATACTCTTCAGGCGACCGTGCGGAGACGAGGCCCCGCGGCCTCCCCCCGCGCGGCCGCCGCCCCGCCCCCTAGCCACCGCGACCGCCCCCGGCCTACCCCTTGCAATACTCCGGTACAAAACCGATACTAGGGGGCCCACAGATTTTGAACAAGCACTACACACCAGAAGAAATACGTGACGCGATCCTCGCCGTCTGGCGCGACCCCCTATCCTTTGGCCGCGCCATCGGTTACAAGGGCGAGCCGATCACTAGCCGCAAACAATTCGGCTCCCTCCACACCCGGATGCTGGATCACGTCCACTCCCAGCCCAAAACCAGCACGATTGTCCCCCGTGGCCACGCGAAATCAACGCTCATCACGGTCATCGACACCTGCCACCACCTCCTGCGGCACCCCGAGTCCCGCAACCTCATAGCCTGCGCCACCCTTGATCTTGCCCGCAAACTTGTCGGAGAAATCCGTGACCGCCTTAACGGAGAACTTGAAATCCTCCCCGGACTTTTTATGCCCGTGCGAGAAGCCTTCCCGTGGCTTGCCCTGCAAGGGGACGTGCGCAAATCGGGACCCTGCGACCAATTCAACATTAACGGACGAGCCGGGAAGGGGCGTGAACCCTCCGTCTTCGCCGCCTCCATCGAATCGAACCTAGCGGGCAACCACCCCACTCGCGCCGTCATCGACGACCCGGCCAACGAGCAGAACAGCCGCACCTACACCCGCCGCCAAAAGGTCATCGACTTTATCGAGGCCCTTGAACCGCTGATGTACGCGCCCGACTCCCCCATCAACCACATCGGCACCCCTTGGGCCTTCCAGGACGTAACCGCGTTCCTCTCCCGCCGCAAGGACTGGGCACAATTTCGCCTCGGAGTCTGGGACGGCTTCAACCCCACCAACCAACGCGCCGACAAAAAAGGCCCCGGCCCCGGCGGCAGCTGGCCCCTTTGCCCCTCCTTCCTAAACGCCGCCGAGATCACCGAAAAGCAGCAAGCCCTAAGCCGCACATTTTTCTCCGCGCAGTACCTCTGCGAACCCGTCCCCGCCGAGGAAGCAATCTTCGAGCCTGCCCTCGTTGAAGCAGCCACCGATCCCGAGCTAACACTCGAACAGCTACCCGAAGGCCCAGAGATCCTACTCTACGATCCAGTTGCACGCATCACGGGCACCAAGGGCGACCTCAACGGCATCATCGTCGTCCGCGTCCTAACCGCCCAAGCCCTTGGCTTCAAAGGCTTTGCGCCCGACCGCAACATCTTCGTCCCAGTCCACGCGCTAGAGATCCCCGGAGGAGCCGACGCCGCCGCCTGCTGGATCGAAAACATTGGCGTCCCCACGCATAAGTTACTTAAATCAATATGGATAGAAAAGGTAGCTTCCCAATCTTTATTCGCCCCTTGGCTTGAAGAACGTGGTAAGATACACGGGGTTAAAATACGAGGTCAAAAAATCGGTACTTCGTCTCTAGCCTTCCGCCTTATGTCCTTGCAAACCGCAATGCGAAAAGGCTACCTCATTTTCCCTAACGACTTCCCCGGCAGGGAAATCCTCGTCCAGCGACTCATTGAGTACCCGCTATCTAATTCGGATGATCTCATCTCCGCTCTCGCCCTGCTCTCTACGATGGTGGAGCGCCGGGGCCAGCTTCCGGGTGTAGACGAGGGATCACGCAATGGCCGAGACCCGCTGAAAGTCTGGACGACAAATAACGATGGAAACTACTGGCCAAACAGGTAAACCCTACAAGCTCCCCGAAGAAACCGCCAAGGTACTCGAATCCCTACTACAGGGATCGGTAAGCGCCCTTCACGAGCCGTTAGTAGGTAACGAGAAACTTATCAACGATATTTATACTGGCCGCGACCCCCTAGGCGGCGTTGCAGGACTAATTCTCGGCGAGCAAGGCATCCCTGCCCACACCATTCCAGACGCGCTTTCGACTCTTTCTTGGCGACCCCCAGAAACAACTGCCAACCTTTTCCTCTCCCGCCTACGGCAGATCGTATCCAACCTTACACCGGGCGTCCCCAGCTTCCGCGCCAAGGCTCGCGTCCCCGGCGCAGCACATCTCGCCGACGACCAGAACAGGTTGACCCGAGTAATGACCGACCACGGCGACCTCCGCGCAGCCATGCGCAAAGGAGCCTTCCTCGGAATGCTCTCGCCCTACTTCGGCGTCAAAGTTACCTACGACAAGAGCGACAAGGTTGCCTATAACCGCGTAAAGTATTCAGCCATCGAGGCCCGCGACTGCGGCTACGAACCCTTCCACCGCAGATTCACGTGGCACAGCTACGATATGCAATGGAGCGATCTCCCCGAACATTGGGTTCCCGACGTAACAGGCCAAGAAGAGCCGCACGGTTGGGAGATTGTCCGCGTCACCGAGGTCTACCACGACGGATTCCGCCACGGCGTATCCTCGAAAGGTAGCCCCATGTCGATTTTCGTCACCCGCAACCAGCGCGACGACGCAGCAGCAGTTGAAATCAACCTAGCCAGAGAAAACAAAAGCCCAGTCGGCACCTATGTAATCACCGAGACCATCGCCGCGTGCCCCCTCATAATCGGTAACTTCCTAGACCCCGCTCCTAGCGAGGACGTTCCTGCCGCCGAAGTGTTGTCTTGGATTCCGCTGATGCGCATGATAGTCCAAACGCTTGTTCAAATTGACCGCGAAGTCCGAACGAGCAACAATACAATCCTTTTCGATAAGAATGCTATTTCAGATGATGCCATTCAGGCAGTACGTAATGTCGTCCCCGGCGGTACTGTATTCATCGGCGTTGATCCTGACGATAACACACGCGGCGTTAACGCAACCATGCGCCCTGTCGAGCAAAGCACTGTTCTCAATGAGTACCTTTCCGCGCTCCAAACATACCTCCGCCTCTTCGATGATGTTACTGGCGTATCACCTAGCGACCGAGGCATCGCTGCCAACCCTCGCAAGTCTGCAACCGAAGCTGCTGCAATTACCGACGCAGCATCCAAGCGCAACCAAGACAGACTAGAGATCATGGCAGGAATGTGGACCAAGATTGCGCAAATCGGCTTCAAGTACCAGCGCAAAATCTTCGGCAAGCAGTTAGACATCCCGCTTGATAACGGAATAGTCCGGACTATACGTGTCCCCGACCCAGCTACTGCATGCTTCAGCTTCGACGTTGATCCAGTCGAGCTAGGGCACCTGTCCAATTCGGGCGACATCCAAGCCCTAATGCAATGGCTCACGATCACAACTAACGCCCAGCAAGCCTTCCAAGGCGGCATACCGCGCATGACCCGCGAAGCACTACGTCGCTTAGGCAATGCAATGGGAATCGAAGACGCCGACATCTTCCTCGACGCACCAACCATTGAACTTGGCCCCGAAGAACGCTACATCAGGCACCTACAAACGCAAGAGCCGATCATGGTCTTCGAGGATGACCAACACGATATGTACGTTGCCTACTACGCCAAGATGCAAGAGGCCGCAGTCAACCGCAACGCAGACGAGTTTCAGCTTATGGCCATACGTCAGGCGCTCGATCTGCACCGCATGTATGCAGCCCGCCGCCAAGAGGTAATCAACCCAGCATCTATGGGCGGAATCATCCCTGGAGTAGGCGCAGGCCCCGGCGAAGTAGATAACAACATGCTTGCCGCGCTCGCCACCGGACAAACTCCCCAAGCAGTACCTCAAGGAGGCATTGAAACGCCAACGTACTAATGCGCTACCCCTACCGATGCACTGACTGCGGCCCCTTCGAGGTTCATAAAGATATGTCCCAATCCAGCCGCCCCGAACCTTGCCCCGATTGCGGCACCGTTATCGACGGCCAGGACTACGGAGCTAAGCGAGTCAACGGATTTGTTTCGACTGAAGGCGATTGGTCAGGCGGCAAGCGAGTTATCCAGCTACCTGCGCAACATCCAGACCATCACGTCACATCCAAGCGTGAAATGGAGCGTGTATACAAAAAACACGGTATCAATATGGATACAGGACATTTTGTGTCTAAGGAGGCACAGATCAAGGCGACAGTACCAGTACATAAACGTCGTGGAACTACGCCTCAAGCTGTCGGAGGCATTGACAGTTGACATTTAAACGCCTCATGCTACCCTATTTCGGGGTAGTGCAACCTTCTAACCGAGCCGAGAGGTAACCGTGTCAGAACAAACACCACCCAATGAGATAGTCCCCGAGGATAAGCAGCCTGTAAGTCCCACCCCGGAGCCTGCACCGCAGGTAGACCTAGTAGAGGAAGCAGGGAACGCGGCGGCGCAAGCCGTACCCACGGAGCAAAAAGTTCGCTCTTTAGACGAACTCGATTTAGACGGAGCAGTTCGGTCTAGGATTGAGTCTTACGTCAGCAAATCCATAAACGAAGCCGTCTCTAAGCATGACGAACGGCAGAGTAAAAAGTTCAAAGACGATGGTTACATGAACCGTAGCCAAATCGAGGATCTTTTAGTCAGTAAAGACGCTGAATACAAGCGACGCGAGAGTGCTAAGGAAAGTTTCCTAAATGTTCTCGGGTCTGAAGGCTTGCATCCAGGGTCTGAAGGCTACCAGAAAGTTCAACAGACTTTCTCGGATGCCGTAGAAGCTGGCAAACTCACGCCGGAAATCTTACTTACTGAGGCAGGCATCCGCACTTTAGTCGCAATGGCTGGAGTCAAGAGTGCCACGTCGTCCGCAGCCCCCCAAGTGGGGCTTGCTCGGTCGGCTCCTGAAGGTTCCGTTGGATATGCAGATGGTACTGTGCAACTTAATACTAAGAATGCAACAGAAGACAATCTTGAAAACCGTGTGCGCCGTGCAGTCGAGGAGTCTTTACGTAACCCTTCTTCCTAACTTCTAACACCAGGTAACTAGCATGGCTATTCCAGCCTACAACCAGTCTCTCGACACGATGGTTTCGACTGCGCTCGAAACTTACTCGAAGGACCCCATCAACGCTCTCACCGATTCAGGCGAGAAATTCCTAAAAGCAGCCGCAACTCAAGGTCGTGTCTTCGTCGTCAACGATGCCGAAACCGTCCGCCACCCGATCCTCTACGGACACGGCGAAGACTCTTCGCTCTATGTGCCCGATACCGTTTCGGGAACAGCAGCGGTTAATAACCTCGGCGCAGCAGCGTCCGAAATTCTCACGCAAGCTCTCTTCTTCCTGCAAGCGGGTACGCGGAACATCAACTTCCCCCAGTCGCAACCACCCGGCAACCTTATCGACTACGTTTCGACTGTCGTTAAGGCGAACATGACGAAAATCTTTAACGAAGAGGAAATTCTGTTCACGCAGGGCATCGCCGCTGGTGCTTCGGATACCACCGCTCCTATCCGCAAAGACCCGATGACTTCGGATGCCATGTACTCAGCAGGCTACCCAATGTCTCTCTCGGGCCTTTTCCACGGAAGTTCACAACCGACAGCTATTGCAGACGGCGACACGACGGACGAGTCATGGGCTAATGTGAAGACAGACGATGTTGCGAAGTGGCAACCGCACTACCAAGCAACCACATCAGCTACTCACGCCACGTTCTTCGCGGATCTTCAGAATGCGATTCTTGGCTCTTCTTACTCGGAGGTTGAGCGCCCGACCCATGTTTACATGGCCTTGGGATCATTCCAGAAACTACTTTCTCTGCTTCGTGCAAGTGCGGCTCTTCCTGATCCGGTTAACACTAATATGGGTAAAGAGGGAACCATCACCTTCGGTGGTGTAACATGTGACTGGTCTCGTTACCTCGGTAGTAGCACCGCTTGGGATGTCGATTCAACAACCAGTAACGAACTTACTACTGCGACTTACCCAGTCCTCGGCATCAACTGGAACTCCCTCCGCTTGAACACCGTGCGTGCGGGTAGCCCCGGCAGCGATAACCTCGGCTTCATTCGTCAACTCGGCGATCTACAGCCTCACCCGTTGAAGACTAACCTCTTCAAGCGAATTGAGTGGAAGCGCCAGTGGTCGGTCGATAACGGTCGCCGCTCGTTCTTTAATCTCGGTGATGCTAGTACGGCAGGCTACACCAGCATTGCATAGTAAGGTTTAATGTTTACTTGGGGGGTAGGTACACCCCACTCCCCATTACCCAAAGCCCCCACTTAACTGCATGGCAACACGCGCAGAACTTAGAACTCGCCTCCAACGACGCCTTGGTCTAGGTGTAGTAGCCGCAGTTGAGGAGGAACGCTTAAACGAGGCCCTGAACTCCGGATTGGCTCGCGCCCTATCTGATGGAGTTCCGGGCGTCACTTACGATACTTTCGTTGGCAGTCCGCTGGGCAGCCTAGCCACTACAGCAGCAGCCGCCGTCAGGTCATCTACGGTTACAGTTTCAGGAGGCACCGATCTCGTCGCCGAAAAGGTCATGCCCCACGACATCTTGACCTTCGGCACCGCAGGTACTCAATACATTGTCCAAGATATTATATCTACCACAACATTGAGTATAGGTATTCTTGCAAACGCAACTATCTCTGCCGAAGCAGCAACTATAACGCGACGCGCCCTCGTTCTACCATCTTCGGGGCAGGTCATATCAGTAATTCCGGAGTCAGGAAACCGCAGCGACGGTCTGGCCCGCGAACCCGCAGTCGCCCGCCGCACCCCCTTTAAAACAGGAACACCCCGCTTTTTTGAGCAACGCTACTGCGAGGGTAGCTTAACGTCGTTTGCGTCCCTTTGGCCTGCACCTACAGACACCACTACGCAATACACAATTCAACAAAGCCAGTTTGCAGATCAACTGGACGCGGACTCAGATACGCTTCGCTTTCCCGAAGAAGTTATCGACGCCATCCTCGAACGCGCCCGCGACTGCTACCTAACTTGGACAGGCGCGGCCAACCAAAACGACTTGATGGCAAGCTACCGCGCCTTGCGCGATACAAGCGACGCACTCAAGAACTCCAGCAACTCTAGACAAGTATTCTTTAAAACCTGATGAGTAGTGGCGAATGCGGTACGGGTCCCTTCTCCTGTCCATGCTGTTGTGCATCGGTTACTAATCTTAAGGGAGGCATACATCCCGATTCGATAGAGACCGTATACATGGATCTAGTCCTAGATCAAGCTGCGGGTTCAATCAATCAAACACACCGCTCGATTATTCTTCACGCTGAGCCAGTCCACATTGTAGGAGTTACTGCATCCCTTATAGCTGTTAGGCGGGATGTTGATTTAGTTGATTATGACAGGCAGTTGGAAGAGCCTGGATCAATTGGAGACGCTACCATTGCTGCTTCGACGCCCACAAGTGTATCTCTATATACAGTAGCAGGCTACAAGCAAACCGATCTTGAGATGGGTGGCTTTAACCCCATTGATGAAGCTGGTGTAGGCTCACAAGCTCAAAACAGAAACTACTTTTGCTCGGCCAGCGTAACAGCGCACCAACCTACTTGGGCAGCAGACCCTGATATATTTGGTTACTTCGCAGACGGAGGTATATTCGCGGAGTACAACTCGCCCGTACCGGATTATGGTATACGCCTAATTGTCCGCTACGTACCACGCCTCCAGTTCTCCCCGGCCTACCATGATCCTCTTGTAGTCATGCAGCACTACTGGAAATGCAGCCACGGCGACACCGAATTTCTAGAGGGCTTCTACGGCGGAACAGTTCTAGACATACCATCAAACGACTCGGGCACGCGCTCAATACCTACGGGTTCTTCTACAGCGATCTCCGGTTGGGAGGGTGAGATTCCGCCCTCCGCAGACTGGGATCCGCTAACTTAATGACCAAGCCCAAAACACATCGTCTAGACGAACTACCCCTTGACCGCCGCATAGCGGGCGAGGCTAGAGGAATCAACGGCAAATCTACCGTAGGCGCAATTTATGAGCGTCGCGATGTAGAACCTACCGGACGGCACGTCAAGCGACGAACCGGCTCTGTACGTGTTACTGACGCGCAGCCAGAACTACTTGGTCTAACTTACAACGGAACAAAGGGCCTGGTTAACGTAGACTACAATTTTGAGAGCGATACAGGTAGCGACTGGGCAATTTTTGGTACGGTCTCCATTCCATTAGGTACTTCGACAGCTACCAAGTACGCAAAGATACTATCGTTTGGGGGCCTCAGACTATATGTCGTAAAAGCGCATGACGGTAATCATACAGCCCAACTTAAAGTATATAATACCTCTGATGCGTTTATTTCGGGGGCATTGACGGCTGAAGTGGATATTGACGGTGCTAACGGCAATGCTCTACACTTCTTTCTTTGTCGAGACACATCTGGATCAGCTAAGATACGTTTAAATGCTTGGTTTGTCGGGGACTCGCCCACAGTTCCAGATGACGTAGAAGTTGCCTATACGTTTGCGGCAGAGTCTGCATTTACTATGCTCGGCGAGAACGCCGCCGCACTCACTCCGTCACATCCCGAGTGTGTTCTTAATAATGTAATGGTTTACGATAGCGATGATTTTGCTAAGGAAGGCTACAACGCCCTTGCACGCGATATTACTCCCAGCGATTCCGGATTACTTTGGCACGATGTACTTTCTGAGGGAGGTGATGTACTATCATTCACAAACGAATCGTCGGCGGAGCTTAACGCCTACCTCATCCCAACAGCACCAACAGCATTTTCAGCAGATGAGGCAGTTGACCCCACCGACATCCGTTTTGGTGGTCGGGGTGTCATCGAGATACCCTTCTACCTAGACTTCGACGAATACTTCTGGACAACCACAAACGCAGCTGCTCGCTTAGAGTGGTGCTTTCAATTAAAGGTAACCCTACCCAAGATCCTCTCTGTAGGAACCGTCTTCGAGCTTCAGGATCTAGCTCACTTAACTATTATCAACGACGGTGGTACCTATAAATTCAAGTGTAGCTTCAATGATGGCGACAGTCTAGTCACCAATTCCGTTGGACTCACTGGTGGTAATTCATACGACGTATTCGTTGGACGGGACGAGACCAATGTAGCTGTAAAAGTAGCTAGTACAGAAGTAACAGCCGCAGCGTCCGACCCAATCATCTACGACTACGATAAAACTATTGGTTTTGTTGTAGGTGACCGCGTTGACTTCGAGAACTCAGACCCATTCGGAGGCCGCGTTGAACGCTTCGCTCTACACAACAGTAGCGCACGATCCTTCCACGAGATAGAGGACGCCGTACTTTACTACGATGTAGATTCTATTCAGGGTGATGAAGTATTAGATCGGGGCAACCGTGCCCTCAATGCTTATTTAGGTGTACGCAGCGACACTCAATCACCGTTTTATAGCACGGGCGGATTCCCCGGAGGCAGTTATGTAGCTGCGGTAGGTGGCTTTTTAATTTCCAATTCTCGCCCAGACATAAACTACACGGGACAGTTACGCAAACCGCTGACAAAAGACGCCGTAGTACAGCGGCGCGGCCAGCGGTCTTTCCTAACATCCAACGGCGTCAGCTATATTGTTGACGACAGATCAAAAACTTTCCGCCCGCTAGGCTTACCCCGCCCCAGCACCAAAGTATCTTGCACACCACAAGGCGTAGGCCCCATCGACGGCTTTGTTCGCTACGCATACCGATACGTTTCAACAGACGGCACAGTGGGACCAGTCTTTGAACTCGACCCCTGCGACGCAACCGGAGGCGTCAACGTATTCTTAGGCGCGGAAGCGTTTAACACACCATCCGACCCCGCATTCGGGCTTTCGTATGGCGAGTGCGATGCGGATAAAGATGTAGCCGACGACGAGGTACAATGCTTCATAGCCCACGATAACGATGGAAGTAACAACCAACTGCTACATAAAGAGATCATCAACCCTGGTCTCACTTCAGAAATAGCTTTTAGATTTCCCAACGCATTCACTAGCGCGAAAGAGTCTGTTATATCACAAGGAGTATGCGTGCCAAAAGGTGCCTCTCGTTGGATGGCGGGTAATTTCCCTAAGACATTTCCGTGGATATGCAAGCAGAGCCAGGAATGTTGTATACAGTTCACCTTTAGATTTCAAACACCAGAAGATGGTGATGAAGAGCAATGCCTTTTCACAATAGGTAATAAGCTACAGAAGTATAAGACGGGATGGAACAATGAAACACAGTGGAGATTACACGCACTCGTTGCTAGTATCCAAAAACCAGAAGATACTGATAACGACTACTCAATAGTTATTACACGCAATTCGACTGGAGGAAGTAAAAATAACGATTTAACTAATTTTAGTGCCGATGTTGACTTAGTAGATGCCAACGACTACTCACTATTTGTTACTCGTGGAGGCAGTAATGAAGGTGACCACCCAGGTGCCAATCTAAGTATAATGCTTTACAACCACACGGCTGGTTCTTGGGAGAATTGGCCTGACGATAGTGGTGCTAACGAAATCGTTAAGAAGAATTTTTGGGGTACAAACTACTCCGCCGATCTACATACCTCAATTATGTGGGGTGCATGTAGGTTTCAAGACAAGTACACAGAAGGAAAAACCAGGGTACGAGACTCCGCTGGTTCAGCAACATTTGCTCTCGGAAACCTTAAGGGGTTCCACAACTATACGAACAATGCAGGCGCTAATGGGCAACGTATGTACCACGCACGTATGTGGCGTTGCGCTCCTCCGAAGACTCTACTACACGCTAAGGCGTTAGAGCGTTATGGTGCGCGGACGGGTCAGCTGTCCAAAAATTTAGAAGTGGATGTCGCCTTTAGTCCGGACTCATCCAAGGAGCGCATTAACGGAGGTTACGACTATGTTAACGATCTTCGCGTTAAGTTCCACGCAGGTAATAAAGAGGAAGTGGAAGCTCTTGTAACTACAACTGGCGCGGCAGAAAACTCGGTCATATACGCATACGGCTTCGACAATACAATCGGCGCAGGTACTCCGGATACGCACGCCACAACATCGCTCGATACTGTACCGCTATGGTGTGCCTATAATAATCGAGACGAGGGTTCTCTCGTTATAGGTACTGGTCGAAAGCCCGCTGTCTCTATCGCCAATAAAAAATGGCACGCAGGCTCAGAAGTACAACTCTTTTCCGACTTCGCCAACACAATCGACCTTTCCCAATGGACTTGGATCACCCTTTACTTTAGTCAGCTGGAGAATCCTGGAACGAGTGACCGCTTCGATGTATGGTTAGAAAGAGTCTTTATAGACGGTAATACAGGCGATTGGGGGGATCTTTTCCAATCAGACACGGCAACATCAGGCCCCGGAGGTAAGAACCAAAACACGGATGCGGGTAACGGTCAGTACACCTTGTTCACCTGCGGTGGTATCCCAGGCATGGATAACGATTACGAGTTAGAGATAGCCGAAACACGTCTATGGGACGGCGAGTATTACACAGCATTAGGTGGTGGTACGGGCGCGAATGCCTTTGGCCCCTACCTATCCACGCGCATTCCACCTAATAAGTGGAGCGAGTTATGGCACTACACGCGATTCGTACCTTCAGACGTACACGCGACTAATCCCACAATGGATCAGGTGGGTCGCTTCAATGAAGTGGGAGGTAGCCCACAACAAACAGTTGATGCGGTAGGTCTCTACCAAAGTGCTGAAGTTAAGGAGGGCGGAGATACTGGAGGCAGCGGCGGCTCATCCTACTTTGTACCTTTCCCTTCTCCACCGCTATCTGCCATACGCGGTATCCAGATATTCAGAACGCAGATAGTACCTGTTGAGGAAGACTACCCCAATGGCGAACCAAACCCTAACGCTCAGACGGACGGATTCAAAGCGTGCCGCGCTGCTCCTCTCTACTACTTATCTGAAATACCTGACGGCACGCAAGCCTACTTCGACTCTGCTGTGGATGCACTACTAGGTGCCGAATTAAACCTGACCGAGGGGCTAATACCCGGCAACCCAGGCGGTGTCTTTGAGTGGGGTAACTACCTAGCTATTTGGGTTACAGATATACCGAGAATCCACTTCGCGGCCTCCCCCGACTCGTGGGAAAGCTATCCAACGGACATGATTCTTGACCTACCACTTAACGAATACGGAACCATCGAAGCCGCAACTGAACTAGCTTCACGCGATGCTCGCCAGTCACGTGTCCTCGTATTAGGCAAGTCGTGGGGACTATTTCTCGACGGCTCCCCGGTCTCACCCCAAGTCAACTCGCTTGGCGGCGGTGTGGGCGCAGCGTCTTCGCGCTGCCTCGTAGTCGAAAAAGGAATCGCCTACGCATACAACGGAACTCTTTGGGCTATATCGGGCAGTGGCGAAGTTGAAGACATAGGAATGCCCGTCCTCGACCTTCTGCCCTCACCAGCGAACGCCCGCCTTTCCGTCTCATCCGCATTAGGTTCGCTCTTTGTCATCGACGAGTCTACGGGCCTTGCGCTTAGGTGGCACTTCGCCCGCCGAGAATGGTTTGTAGAGGATCGCTATGCACTAAGCACTACTGACATTGCAGGTGTTGACTACTGGGTACACCTAACTGGGTATCCATCGAAGGGAGATACCACTGTCTACGGCGACGATCTAAACGCCTCAACTTCGGCTACTTATACCGTAAGTAGTATGAATAACGGAGCCGATACAGTCACAGTATCGTCGGCAACTGGATTAAAGCTAGGCCAACGCCTAACCGTCGTGGCAACTGAAGACCCTAGAATACGCCAAACCGTCACGATAGCTTCCATGAGCGGAGCCGTGCTGACCGTTACTGAGGATCTAGATTTACCCGCCACTAGCAGCAACAACCTTGCGGGTAGCACAGTCACCTTGACCTACAAAGCGTATGTCGGCGTTGGGTATTGGGGAACAATGCTCGATACTGGCCAGTTCCTCAACTCTGGGGTTTTACATCACGTGGAAATGGGGCTTACATCTGGTGAACGATGGTACGCGATGTCTGAAGGTGCGGATTTCGCCCGCGATCCCTCCGACCGAAGCGGCTTCGATGCTCCCGAGTCTCACCCAACCCATCTTGTTGACGCCGATGGCGCTGGAGCATCCTCACGCTGGGGACTTACATCCCGACAGCGAGTCCAACGACTACTGGTCTGGTCCCTCGAACAGGGTGCCGTGGGACTTTCCGAATGCGAATTAGCCTACTCAGACGATGCCTGACCTAGCACGCAAAACCGAGTTCCTTGCCCGAGCCTTCGAGGCAGAGGCCGCCCTGCTTGAGCATGGCGCACTCGCAGGCACCGAGACCGAAAAGCTCTGCCCTGTTAAGCACTCCTTTGGGGACGGTTGCTACATACGAGAATGGAATAGCCCAGCCGAAGTACTAACAATATCGAAAGTCCACAAAGTCGCCCACCCCTTCTTTGTCCTCAAGGGCAAGGTTTCGGTACTGACTGAAAACGGCATCGAGGTAATCGAAGCCCCGCACTATGGTATTACCCTACCGGGGACTAAGCGGGTACTATATACCCACGAGGAGACAACCTGGGTTACTGTACATGTAACCGACGAAACAGACTTAAACGCCATCGAGGAGCAGATCATTTCCGATGACCCAGCTACCCAACTGGATCTTGGGGAAGTAATCAAACAGATGAACTTGGAGGAAGAGGAATGAGTTGGGCAGCAACCGCTATAGGCGTGAGCATTGCTACGGGTGTTGGTAGCTCGATACAAGCAAGCAGGCACGCTAAGAAAATGGCTAGGCAGCAATCCAAACTTGGTCGCGAACAGGCGGCGAAGCTGCGGGAACGGCAGGCAGAAACCAGCCTCGCGTCTAAGCAGGAGATCGAGTCATTACGCACGATGCGTACCCTGGATCTTCCCGCGTTTAAACAGGCCAGCGAAGCCGCGCTCATCCAGGCCCAGAAAGGGGCCGAGCGCATGCAGCGCCAGCGCACGATGGGACGCCTTGCCCCAGACGTAAGGCAGGCCATCTTCGGTGGTCAGTTTAAGCAGTACGTTGGTCGCGAGATGCAGCGCCTTGGACAATACGCTGGACTTACCCAACAAATTCTACAGGCGACTGATCGTCAACAGCAAATGGCTATGCAGACGGAACACGCCGCAGCTAATATGGAGTATCAAAGTGGTGCTGCGGCATTAGCGACGAAAGGTGCTGCTGGCGATACGACAGGCAACATTCTCGGTGCAGTTAGTCAAGCGGCGGCTCAGTTCGCGTCGAGCCAGGGAGCTAAAAACGATGCCGCCGCAGCTAAGGCCGCTACAGCTAAGGCTGACGCTGCAACACAGAAACAACAGTTTATGCAAGACCTATTACCGAAAGATGCGTTTCTGAACCCTGATGGTACACTTGACCAAAAGAAAGCAAGTGACTGGTGGGACAAAATGCATGGAGGTACAGAATAATGAGCGGCGCACGCGACTTAGGCCAACTACTAGCTACTATCGGTGGCGCATTAGGTGCCCAAGGGACCGGAGGGACTCAAGGGCTTCAACAGCACCTGGCTACTATGGCCAAGCAGCGTAGCGAGCAAGCGCAGCGCGCCTTTGCGCGGGAGCAAACTACTCGCCAACAGGCGTTTACACTACGTCGTGATAGCAGTCAACGCGCTCACGAGATGCGTATGCAAGAAGCTAAGCTGACTGAACGCGACGCGGATCGGGAATTGGATATTAGCGACACCGCAAATTCTCTATGGAATGTAGGGCTTAACGTCCCCAGTGTACGAGAAAGTCTGGAACTAGCGATACGAAACAGTAACCAGGCCCTAACTAACGAGGCTGGTCCAATACAGATAGATTGGAGTAATCCGGAGCAAGTAAAGCCCCTACTGAGGACTTGGGTGCGTAGCGGAGGCGGTAGTCTGGTATCGGCTACGGCGATGGGCGAACAACGCTCTAAAGGAGAAGAGGCTTTAGCAGGAATGTACGGGATAAATAACCCGAGTATCCGCCCGTATACAAATGAAGTAGACTTGCTTAAAGCTAAATCGACCTATGCTTCAGCACAGAATAAGATGGTTACCTTTACGCAAGGAGTCGAAAGTCTTTCTGCCCAATTAGACGAGTTAGGAAAACAACAGAAGCTGTCTCCGGAAAGCTACTACGAGAAGAGTCATGCGCTGGCACAGAGTACCCTTCAGTTAGCCGAGCAAGTGGATGAGTTTACTGGAAGACCCGAATTGGCCGCCTTTTTTGCACCTGGTGCTGGGCTAGTAGGTTCGTTTGAGGGGTTTAATACTTCCTTGCAGTC